GTTAAGACCCAAGGAGAAATCACATGGCATTTAGAGTAAGTCCTGGCGTATCAGTCACAGAAAAGGATTTCACAAACGTAATCCCAGCCGTATCTACAACCAGAGCGGCCTCTGTAATTAACTCTGATTGGGGTCCAGAAGAACAAAGAGTTCTCGTAGCAAACGAACCAGAACTCGTAAATCTTTATGGTAAACCCAACGTAGACAACTATAGAAACTGGCTAAACACTGCTAACTATCTCGGTTATGGTGGTGCATGTCTCGTCGCAAGAGCAACTACTTCAACCTCAATGAACTCCGGATTCGGTGGTTCTGGCGCACTCATCAAAAACAAAGATGTCTACGATCAAGGATTTAGTGCTTCTGCGGCAGTATACGGAACTGCGGTAGCATCTGGTGCAGGAACAGAATTTTATGCACGATTCCCCGGAGACTTCGGTAACTCACTAAGAACATCAGTCGCATCTGGTGTTGCTGGACTTAGCATGGGTTTTGGAACTCATGCAGATGGTGGAGCAATGGGTCTTTCTGGTTCTGCTGTAGCAACTGAGATCATTGCAAGCACTGGTGGTTCTGGTGGACAGACTGCTGCCATTGTTGGAGACACCCTTAAGATTGGTAACCTCACAACAATATTCACAGTAACTGGAGTCACTCACGGTGCTGCTGGTAGTACAATCTCGTTTACTCCTGCACTCGCAAATGCAACAGTCACCCGTGGAACCACTGCTGCATGGGAACATAAGTACAAGAGTTATATAGAACGACCATACACTTCATCAAACCTAGAGTTTGTTGGTGGTACTGGAGATCAATTTACCATCCTTGTAATCGACGAAGATGGTAAGTTCACCGGAACCAAGGGTGAAGTTCTTGAAGTATTCAACGGAGTTTCACTTGCAAACGATGCAAGAGACGGAGACGGTAACTCTAACTTCTATGTTGACGTAATTAACGCCAACTCTAAGTATATTGTTGCTGGTAACTCTCTGCTCGGAATTGCTGCTGGTGGTGGATCTGCTGCAAACTTCAGCATCAACAACGGTGCTGGTGGTGGAACTACCTTTGGTAACGTACTAAGAAGATACGACTCTGGTGTTTCTGGTGCATACAGCAATTCATCATCCGACAGTGAACTTCTTACTGCATACAACTTATACGCGGATTCAGACACAGTTGATGTCTCTCTCATTCTTACTGGTGCTGCATCTGCTGCACTTGCAGGAAACGTGATCGACATTGCAGATGCAAGAAAAGACTGTGTTGCATTCGTTTCTCCAGAAGAAGCCGACTGTGTTGGTGTTACAAACCTAACAACTGGTGTTAGTAATGTCAAGGACTACAGAAACACACAACTCAACAAGTCCAGTTCCTATGCGTTCATGGACAGTGGTTGGAAGTATCAGTACGATAGACACAACGACACCCTCAGATGGGTTCCTCTAAACGGTGATATGGCAGGACTCTGTGCAAGAACAGACAATGTTAATGATCCTTGGTTCTCACCTGCTGGTTTCAACCGTGGACAAGTTCGTGGTGTAGTTAAACTTGCAATCAACCCAACCCCAGAAGCACAACGAGATGATCTGTATATGGATAGCATCAACCCAGTAGTTGCTTTCCCCGGAGAAGGTACTGTCCTCTTCGGTGATAAGACTCTACAATCTAAGGGTAGTGCATTCGATAGAATCAATGTCCGAAGACTCTTCATTGTGATGGAGAAAGCAATCTCCACCGCATCGAAGTTCCAACTCTTCGAACAGAATGATTCGTTCACTAGAGCCATGTTCAAGAACATGATCGAACCATTCCTAAGAGATATTCAGGGACGAAGAGGTATCACTGACTTCAAGGTAGTCTGTGATGATACAAACAACACCTCGGAAGTCGTAGATGCTAATAGGTTTGTTGCAGATATCTTCGTCAAGCCAACTCGTTCAATCAACTTCATTCAACTGAATTTCGTTGCTGCCAGATCTGGTGTAGATTTCAACGAAATTGCAGGTGTATGATTAAAATCAACATACATATAGAGAAGGATAACTAGAATGAATATCAACACTTTTAAGAACAATCTAAAGCAAGGCGGAGTCCGTCCTAACCTATTCCGTGTAAACGGTCCAATCGGTCCTGAAGGAACAGACAATGCGGCTAGTTTCTTAATTCGTTCTGCTGCACTACCTGCATCAAACATGAGTACCATTCTTGTTCCTTTCCGTGGTAGGCAGTTAAAACTACCCGGAAACAGAACATTCGATGACTGGACAATCACAGTCATCAGTGACAGCGAATTTAACCTTCGCACCAAATTTGAACGATGGATGGAAGCCATCAACTCTACAGTCGGTAATGTTGCTGAACAGGCACATGATCTAAGTCAAGGAAGTTTCCTTGCAGGTGGTTTGTTCCCAACTTGGAGCGTTGATCAACTTGATCGACAAAACAATCCAATCAAGACATACTCATTCTTTCACTGTTTCCCAACAGTAATCGGTGACATGGCACTTGATTCCGATGCAAGTGATACTCTTTCCGAGTTCACAGTGACACTAAGTTACTCATACTTCTTAGCGAGTGACGCACCTGATGCTAATCTAATTGAGTCCGTCGATCTAGGCGGAGTCGGTGAAGTTGGTTGATCAGAACCTATAACATGAGGATAGATTATGCCAGAATTATTTGGATTTAGTTTCGGGAAAAAAAAGAATCCTGAAGAAGTAGTATCTAATATACCATCGTTTGTTCCACCCGATTACGAAGATGGTGCCACTACGGTATCGTCTGGTGGTTTCTATGGTTCATATGTAGATCTAGATGGTGGTCAAAAATCAGACAGTGGTTTTATCGATCACTACAGGAGTATGGTTCTTCAACCAGAAGTTGAAATTGCAGTACAAGACATTATTAATGAAAGTATTGTATTCGACGATTATAGAACTCCCGTAAAATTAAACTTAGATTTTTACGATCAAAGCGATTCGATTAAATCTAAGATACACGACGAATTCAAAGAAGTTCTTTCTTTGTTGGACTTTAACAACAAAGGAACTGATATTTATAGAAAATGGTTTATCGATGGTAGACTGTATTTTCATAAGATCATTGACGACAAGAACAACAAAAAAGGCATTGTAGAACTCCGTCCTGTTGATCCTACTCGAATCAAAAAGATTAGAGAGGTAGTGAAAGAGAAAAATCAACAGGGAATTGAAATAGTAAAAGATGCAAAAGAATTCTACATGTATGACATGACAGAAAAAACAAACGGATATACTCCTCAGTTTGTGAGCAAAGGAATCAAGGTATCTCCTGATGCCATTTCTTATGTTACCTCGGGGTTGTTTGATTCTGGTAAGAAAAAAGTAATTGGACATCTACACAAAGCCATTCGTCCGCTGAATCAACTGAGAATGATCGAAGACTCAGTTGTTATCTATAGAATCTCTAGAGCGCCTGAGCGAAGAGTATTCTATGTTGATGTAGGTAACCTTCCAAAGAACAAAGCAGAACAGTACCTCAAGGGACTGATGAACCAGTACAGAAATAAACTGGTATACAATGCAGAAACTGGTGAAATTAAAGACGACAAGAAGCATATGAATATGCTTGAGGATTACTGGTTACCCAGAAGAGAAGGTGGTAGAGGAACAGAAATTACCACACTTGATGGTGGACAGAACCTTGGTGAAATGGAAGATGTACAATACTTCCAGAAGAAACTTTTCCGTTCACTTGGAATTCCTACCAGTAGATTGGAATCAGAAAATGGTTTCAACATGGGACGAAGCGCCGAGATTACTAGAGATGAAGTTAGATTCTCTAAGTATATCGAAAGACTTCGACATAGATTCAGTGATCTTTTCATGGATCTACTTAAGACTCAACTTATTCTTAAGAGTATCATTACAAAAGATGACTGGAAAGACATTAAACAACAGGCATATGTTGAATATGCGACCGATTCATACTTCTCTGAGTTAAAGGAATCTGAAATTCTTAAAGAAAGAATGGATGTCTTAAGAGAGGTAAATGAATACATAGGTAAGTATTATTCTATTGAATGGACGAGAAAAAATATTCTTAAGTTCAATGAAGAAGAAATTAAACAGATGGACAAACAAATGTCCAAAGAAAATAAAACTGGTCTTTACGGAGACCCTGAATCCGAACAAGAGGAAGAATTCTAATGTCAAACACCGATGATCTAGTAAATAGTGCAGCAACAGGCAATTTGCAAGAGTTTAAAGAACATTTCTCTGAACTCTTAGCAGAAAAGTCTGTAAATTTCTTGAGTGCTAGATCAGGTGAAGTTTCTAGAGGTTTAGTGACAGAGTGTGACTGTGGCTGTGACGCTGATCTAGAAGAGGTTACAAAATTACACCCAGACACCCATAAGATTAAAAAGACAAAGTATGGATATCAACTATTCATTTATAGTCCAAGCACTGGTAAGTTCATTCCACAAGGTCCACCACACAAGACAAAAAGAGCGGCGGAGAAAGATGCAGAGAAATTTGAATCTTTTGAATTGGATGAAGCAACGAAATGGAAAATGGGCGATGGTAGACCAAGAGGTGGCGCTCGTATAGAAAATGTTAGATTTTGGAATTTACCAAAAGATCAATTACAGTATATCATAAAAGATGCTGGTGAGGCGATGAGGTCAAATCCTAAAGCAAGAAAAGCAACTACTGGACCAGGTAACTGGGCAGATCAAGTTAATGATGCTTCAACTGTTCTTGCATGGAGAAAGAAGAACAACATCAAAGAATCCGTCGAACTAGAAGAAGAAAAAGTATCTTTTAGGTTCAAAGGAAGTAAATCAGAACGAGAAAAAATTCGAACACACCTTACCAACAAATTCAATAGAGATTATGCTGGATTTGCATCAAGAGCAGGAAGTCAACTTGATATTTCGTTTGATGCTAAAAATGTAAGTAAGATTGTAAAATACGTCAAAAGTAAGTTTAAAGACAATTTGATGTTTGTTCGGCAAAAAGATGGATATGATTATAATGAGTCCGTTGAACTGGATGAAGCAACTCTCAAATTTGATTCTGGTATGAGTGGTAAGTCCGGTGAGTTTATTAGATTCATTACTAACAAAAAACTAGGACAGGCAAAAAAAGTCAAAGGTAAATTTGGTGTTGGTACAGTAGAAGTTACACCATTTAGGGAAAGTGATACTGGAAAAATTAAAAAAGCAGCATCTAAGTATGGTATGATTGGTGAATCAAACCTACAATCAATTGTAAATTCTGCCAGCACTGAAATGCCTATTGACATAGATATAGATGGAAATACAATTCATATAACCCCAGACATTTCTGAGAGAATTGTAAACCTTCATGATGAACTAAATGAATCCAACCAGAAAGACATGATCGACATGCTAGAATCTGATAAAAGTTCATTTCTAAAAATAGTCAAATTCGCTCAGAGGAGACAACAATGAGTAACAAAGTTAATAGAATTTTCGATAGCATCCTTCAAGGTAACTTAGCAGAAACTAAAGAAGAACTAGAGTCTGTTCTTTACGAAAAAATGAATATGTTCATTGAAGGCAAGAAGAAAGTTCTTTATAGCGATCTCGATCCTGTTGGCAAAGAAGATGACGATGTGGATAACGACGGAGACGTTGATGACTCCGATAAATATCTTAAGAACCGTCGTAAAAAAGTTAAGAATGCCATGAAAGAAAACAAAGACGAATTCAAACCACACATGATGTATGATCCTAAGAGTGGTAAAGGCTATAAAGCAGACACATACGAAGATCATGTTCGAATGGATAAAATGGGTTATGTTCATGAGAAACCAAAAGTGAAAAACGAAAACATGATGCTTGCACCAAAGGGTAAGGGTAAAAAGGCTGCAAAGGACCTTTACGCTGGATACGACAAGAAGAAGAAAAAGATTAATGCCAGTTACAAATATTGAAGGCTCCTAAAAATGAACCTATACGAAAAATATAACATAATCGGTGAACAGGGCCCTCCCGGTGGTAATCCTATGTCAGCAATGATGGGTATGATGGGTGGTGGGCAACAAGGTCCTCCTCCATCACCAGAAGATCAACTCTTTGAAAGAGTTCGTGGTTACCCTAAGATTGATGCTATGATTCAGCAACTCCAGCAAAAGGGTGTTTCTGATTCTAGAATTCTTGATCAGATCTACAAAAAATTTCAACCCGAATTCGTATACTTCGCAAAAGAAATAATTCAAGCAGCAAACAAACCTAAACCACCTGCTGGTCCCGGTGGCCCCGGTGGCCCCGGTGGCCCCGGTGGTATGCCTGCTGGCGCACCAATGGGTGCAGGAGGATAATCAAATGAAACTAATCACAGAAACAACCGAAGATATCAAACTCATCAAAGAAGATGTAGCAGGTGGAAACCCAAACTACTACATCAGCGGTGTTTTCATGCAAGCCGAACAAAAGAATAGAAACGGCCGCATTTACCCAAAGAAAACTTTGATGAAGGAAGTTAATAATTACAATGAAACCTTTGTGAATGGTAAAAGAGCATTTGGTGAACTCGGACACCCAGAGGGTCCGACCGTAAATCTAGAACGAGTATCTCATATCATCACTGATCTCTACACAGAGAACAATGACGTAATGGGTAAAGCCAAAATTATGGATACCCCTATGGGTAAAATTGTAAAGAACCTATTAGATGAAGGCGCCCAACTGGGTGTGTCTTCCCGTGGTATGGGAAGTCTCGAAGAAAAGAATGGTTCTAAGTACGTTGGCGATGACTTTATGCTTGCTGCTGTTGATATTGTTGCTGATCCTTCCGCACCCAATGCTTTCGTAGACGGTATCATGGAAGGTAAGGAATGGATCTGGGACAACGGAACCATCAAAGAATCTAGCATAAACAACTACAAGAACCTTATAGAAAAGGCATCTCAACGAACTGTAGATGATGTATCTGCATACTGTTTTGCCGATTTCTTGTCCAAATTATAAAAAACTATAAATAAACTAAGTACTTAAACCAAGGAGAATCTCCAATGAACAGTGTAATCAATTCTGCTCGAAACCTAGTTGAACGAGCAAACAACGAAGAAACCGCAAGATCTGGACAAAGAGTCCAGTCGGTTATCTCAGAACTAACTAACATGGGTGTATCACAAGACTATATCTCTGGTGTCCTCCAGAGACTTGCTCAGTTTGATACCGAATCGGATCTATCAGAGGCAATTGATAGAGAACTCTACAAGGCAACTCAGTTTTCCATCATGGAAGACGACGAGGAGGATGCAACTGGTAAGGGTTCCGAAGATGCTTCCGGTAAGGGTTCAATCTTTGCTCGACCTGTCGCTAAGAAAAGTGCAGAAAGCACTCTTAAAGGCAAGAAAGCAAAGAAGGAAAAGGAACTACAAGCCAGTTACAACAAGATGGAACATCTTGAAGCACTCTTCTCTGGTGAAAACCTAACCGCATCATTCAAGCAAAAGGCTGCATCTATCTTCGAAGCAGCAGTAAATGCTAGAGTCGAAGAAATTCAAGCAGAACTCGTTCGTCAGTCAAGAGACGTTTTTGTTGAAGAAGTTTCATCTGCAAAATCAAATATGGCAAACAAACTTGACGAATACATGAACTATGTCGTTTCTGAGTGGATGAACGAAAACGAACTCGCAATTGATTCTGGTATTCAGAACGAAGTCACTGAGTCATTCATGAACGGTCTTCGAGATCTCTTCGAAAACCACTACATTGAAGTTCCACAGGGTAAGGTTGATTTGGTTGATGCTCTAAACAGTAAAGTAGATGCCCTCACCGGAAAACTCAACGAGAGCATTCAGGAAAACGTGAAACTAAGCAATGCAAAGACTGTATCAAACTGTGATGCAATCTTCGAAGCCGCTTGTCACGGACTTGCTGCTACTGAAGTTGAAAAGTTCAAGTCACTTGCTAGAGGTATTGAATACCGAACAGAAGACGAGTTTTCATCTAAACTCGCAACAATCAAGGAAAGTTACTTCAACAGCACTGCAAGAGGAGTTACTCCTCTTCTAACTGAAACTGTTGAAGATTATACCTTACCCTCGAATGCAATTGCTTCTGCTCCCATCATGGAAGACATGAACCCAACAATGGCAACATACTTCAACAGCGTCGGACGTATGGCCGGTGTTGAAAATAACAAAACACAGTCGTAAATTTTCAAATTACTATATAACTAGAACTCATATAACAAAGTCTTAACAACAGACAAACAGGAAACCAAGGAGAATCACCAATGAGTAATCTCGAAACAGCAGCCCAGTTCTTGGGTGAAAAGTGGAAGCCCATCATTGAGCATCCAAGTCTTCCCGAAATCAAGGATTCTTATAGAAAGAACGTCACAACCGTTCTTCTAGAGAACCAAGAGAAGGCACTTCAAGAGCAGGCAAACAACATTGTTGGTGGCGGTATGTCACCAGTCGTAGGTAGTGAAGGTAACATCAAGGGTTTCGATCCTATTCTTATCTCACTCGTTCGTCGTGCAATGCCCAACCTAATGGCATACGACATCTGTGGTGTTCAGCCAATGACTGGCCCTACCGGACTTATCTTCGCACTTCGTGCTAAGTATGCTACACAGGATGGTACTGAAGCCCTCTTCAGCGAACCTGACTTCACCTTCGCTGGTTCTACCAGTGCAACTGGTGGTACTGGTATCACTCACGGTGCTTCCGGTACTGATGGTGATCCAATCGGTCAGGCAGCATACCGCGATGGTGCAAGTGCAGACGGTTCTGCCGCAGCATACTCCGGTGCTTCCGTACAGGGTGGCCTTGCTACCTCAGTCGGTGAAGTCCTTGGTGCATCTGGTAACTTCGTATTCCCAGAAATGGCGTTCAGCATTGAGCGTACCGCTGTCGAAGCCAAGACTCGCGCCCTCAAGGCAGAGTACACCACTGAACTCGCACAAGACCTCAAGGCCGTTCACGGACTTGATGCAGAGACTGAACTTGCTAACATTCTTAGCACCGAAGTCCTTGCTGAAATCAACCGCGAAGTCATTCGTACAGTCTACCGAATCGCTAAACTTGGCGCCCAGCAGACTGACTTATACTTCATGGGTGGTTCGACTGCTGCTGGTTCACTCAAGGTAGGTACTGGTGCTGGTGCAACCGCTATCGCCGCTACCGGACTCGGTGGTATCTACGACCTCGATAAGGACTCTGATGGACGATGGAGTGCAGAACGCTTCCGTGGCCTTCAGTTCCAGATCGAACGTGAATGCAACCAGATCGCTAAGGATACTCGTCGCGGTAAGGGTAACTTCGTCATCGTAACTGCTGACGTTGCTTCTGCTCTCGCAATGAGTGGTTTCCTTCAAATCTCGGGTGGTAAGGGACTCGAAGGTGAAGTTGATGACACTGGTAACACCTTTGTCGGAACCCTCAACGGTAAGGTTAAGGTTTACATTGATCCTTACTCTGCCGGTACTAACTACGCTTGCGTTGGTTATAGAGGTACTTCGCCTTATGACGCTGGACTGTTCTACTGTCCATACGTCCCACTCCAGATGGTTCGCGCCGTTGGTGAGAACGACTTCCAGCCTCGTATCGGGTTCAAGACTCGTTACGGAATGGTAATGAACCCATTCGCTGGTGGTACTAACGCCTATGCTGATCTTGAACCAAGTTCACTCGCAGCAATCCGCAAGAACCAGTACTTCCGTATCTTCCGCATCGACGGACTCCACGGTGGTGCAGTAGGTGCCGCAGGTACTCCTTGATAAACTAGGATAAATCAGGGAGAGTCCTTCGGGACTCTCCCTTCTCCTGGCTTATAAAAAACGAAAGGATACTAAAATGCATAGATTCAACATGGGTAATGATAACCCAATTCGAAACACCAAACTTCTTCGAGAAGCATATGAAGAAGGTAGACGGCAAGCATTGAATGAGAACCTGCCTGGTGGAGTCGGAGCCCCAGGAATTTTAGATCCTATTGGAATCCCCCAAGGACCTCAAACTTGGCCACAGCATTACGGGCCGGACTCGAATCCGGAGGGGGACAGTCTATATCCGGGCGGTTTGCGAACGCCGCGGGACAGGCCTCGTCCGGGTGAAGGGCGGATGTCGCCACCCACAAGGGCGCCAGGTCCAAATTCTGAACCGATTTGTTCATTCGCAGGATGTTACATCCCCTTCTTCGATGGTACTCAGTGGCACTGGCGGTGGCAGGTGCAAGATGGCGCCTTCGATGGCCCTACACTCCGTACTCCGGTGTCATACCCTTAGTCAAACTTTTAAAACAAAAAAGAAGAACTTCTCTTAAGGAAACTAAAATGCATAGATTCAACATGGGTAACGATAACCCAATTCGAAACAACAAACTTCTTCGTGAAGCATACCAAGCAGGTCGTCGTTCTGCTCTGAATGAGCAGATGTCCGCAGGCGGTCCGATGCCAAGTTCGGGTATGGGTATGGGTAGGAATATGGGTATGGGTAGGAATATGGGTATGGGAATGGGAAACCCCGTTGCTCCTGGCCAGGATGCGATGGCCGCTGGTAAAATCCCTAGTTGGCAACAGGCTCCATTGAATCCCCGGTTCATCCCGGACTGGCTTCTACCTTATTACACCCCCGCTAATCCAGGCGTCCATGGCCCCTACTGGGGGACACCAGGCATGACTCAAGAAGAATGGGATAGGATCAGAGAAGAAGCGAGACCTTGACGGATCGAAGCAGGTTGAAAAACGACCTTTGAATATTAAAGAAGCACTCCTCTCGGGGAGTGTTTTTTTATAAATAGAGTAGGAGAATATACATGACACCATTTCAACGACATTTAAAAGAAGCATTATATCTTACAGATCAAGTAAAAATCGATATCCAAACTCCGGAAACTCCGGAAAGACAAACAACCGCTCCCCCCAGTGGAGGGGATCCGTCACCCAATCCAAATGTGAGACCAGGAGGTTATCTACCGGGCGGTCCTCCGTGGATATGGAAAGATCCAGATGGTTCTCTTGTGGATCCAGATGGTAATCCTGTGGATCAAGATGGTAATCCTATTGATCCTAATCCAGAACCAGATCCAGATGAAGATCCATTTGACGAATTCAGAGATCCAGATGAATTAGATCAATGGCAAAAAGGTTATAATGAGTACTTTACTTATGAAATTTTACAATGGCTTAAAGGTGATGGAGATCGACCAGGAAGAACTATTGAAGATATAATTGATACAATAGATGCAAACTATCCACGCAAACCAATGTGGAGATTTAGATGACCACTGAACTTCCAGGTCTGTCTTCCAAAGTCTCACAAGACATCACAGTAAGGCAACCTTCAAACACAAACTATATTCAGAACACAGGGTTCTTCTTTAACATTCAGAGACTCCCCTCTGTTCAATTCTTTTGTCAGGAAGTTAATCTACCAGCAATCAACTTTGATGCAATCATTCAACCCACTCGTTTCATCAACGTGAAACACCCAGCAGGAAAACTAAACTTTGAAAACCTTGAAGTCACTTTCATTGTAGACGAAGATATGGCAAACTGGAGAGAAGTGTTTGAATGGTTGAAGACTATAGTTCCCATCGAAGATGCAGACGATCAGATCTCCGCAGACGATCACTACTGCGATGCTACACTCACCCTACTCAACAGTGCAATGAATGAGAACCTCAGAGTCACATTCAAGAACTGCTTTCCTACTGCACTCTCAGGACTTCAGTTCATCACCACACCAGGCGAGACTGAACCACAAACAGCAACCATGACTTTGACATTTGATACATATGAAATAGAAAAGGTATAATATGTCAGAGTACGAAGATTTCGATTTTGGGTTCACTACAGTAGACGCCGACGAAGTTGAAGGTGGTGAAGATAAAGTAACCGAGGCGCAGATTGCGAACGAAGTAGCATCCGAAGTATCTTCTTCCCTACTCGAAAAGATTGACGAACTAGAAGATAAAGTGATGGACATCATGGAGTCTATTCAAGTCCAAAAAGAGGACAAAACAACTATGGAAGAGATTGAACAATTGATTCTACCTCTTCTCTACAACCTACTAAAGAATCCAGAGAGAGAATATATCTGCTGGCCTAACCGAACAGAAGTGATTCAAAAGCAGATTGATAAAATTCTGCAACTTACAAGGAAATAGAAATGTCAGATTTTAAACAATACCTAAGAGAATCTTTACAACTTAAAGAGCAATCTGATTTTTCCGCTGCTCCTATCGCTGCTCCTACAAACACACCAGATTTTAGTAACACAAATCAAACTTTGCCTGGGGTGGGAGATGGAATGATGGATATTCCCCATTGGTGGCAAGGTTGGCAAAACATGGACCCAGGCCTGGAAATAGTCCCAGTGGGTGATGGTACATATGTAATTTACCACCCAGTTCGCGGTTGGGTAGTAGTTGACTCTGAAGGAAACATTATAGATCAAGGAGAAGGTGGTGTACCAGAACCAGAAAATCCAACCGATACTCCACTTGAACATGATTATAATGGAGATGGAGTTGAAAATATTCAAGACATAATTGACAGATTAAATGCTCCACCAGAAGGTTGGTCCGGAGAGTGGGACGGAGGTCAGTATGTTTATCCATCGGGTGAACCCGGATTTATTGGTAGAGATATAAACGGAGATGGTCAAATAGATATATGGTATCCAATTTGGGATCTTCCCGGAGGATATGATTTCAATCCATCTGGTATCGATGACGGCGGGTGGTATGACGTAGACGGGGACGGCCGTCCAGATGATCCCAATACATACGAAGATATCCCAGACGATGATCCTTATGGTGAGGCCGGGTTTGTAGAAATTGATCTTGATGGTGATGGTATCGTTGATATATTAGTACATCCAGATGGAAGAATAATTCCTGCCGGGGGTGTATTTGGAGATCCTGGCGATAAAAAATAATCTCGGACATTTTTTAATTTGACTTCTGGTTTATTTGTGGTATACTTTGTACATGGACATAAGCAAAATTAAACAATTAGTGGCAGAAGATATGCCTATCGACGATACCGAACTTGATATCGAATCGATGGCTATTCCTCAACTTCACAGCAAGTACCTCAACATCTATATGGACGAGAAACTTCTCCTCCAGAAAATCAACAGCGACTACTATAGGCTGAAGAAGATGAAGTGGGAATACTACACAGGGAAACTAGATCAGGATCAACTTGATGAATATGGCTGGGAACCATTCCAACTAAAGATTCTCAAGCAAGACATTGATCTATACATGGACTCCGACGAGGATCTACAGAAACTCATTAATAAGCAAACATACCAGAAAGAAAAGATTAACTATCTGGATGCCATTCTTAAGTCTGTAAACAACAGACAATGGAACATCAAAGGTGCCATTGAGTGGAGAAAGTTCATCAATGGACAGTGAGGTATCCTCGTTACTAGACAATGAGGCTATGTGTCGTATATACCTGAGACATGCCTACCAGTATGCACAAGCATATAGCAAAGATCCTTCTACTCAACTCGGAGCAATACTCGTTCAGAAGGGCTCAGGAGTCATAGGATGGGGCGTGAACGCTTTACCCAGTGGTATTTCCGATTCGGAGGACAAGTGGACTCCCCCACAGAAATATCGGTATATTGAACATGCAGAACGGAATGTAATATACAAATGTGCTGAACGGGGTATATGTACAACGGGACTTGTGATGTATTGTCCTTGGTTTGCATGTACCGATTGTGCAAGAGCCATTATACAATCAAAGATATCAGCAGTCGTTGGACATAAGCAGATGTATGATCTCGTCAACGACAGATGGAGCGAATCCGTCAAACTTGGTATGGACATGATTGAAGAGGCGGGAATACATACAAAACTGTGGGACGGAAAAATAGGAAATAATGTATCTGTTAGAGTAAACGGAAAAGATTTTCATCCATAAATATTGTAATGAGCGAACTTGTCATTACAAACATCGATGCAGTTAACATTCATATTGAATGTGATAAAAGCACTGCAAAAGAACTTTCCGATTTTTTTACGTTCAAAGTTCCCGGTCATGAGTATATGCCTGCCTTTCGCAATAAAATCTGGGACGGTCAGATCAAACTATACAACATTTACAAGCAAACCATATACATGGGATTGTATGATTACGTTGTTAAGTTTGCCAAAGACAGAAACTACAAAATAATAGAACCAGAACCGATCATATCAAAAGGTTCGGTAAAAGAAGAACACATTCAAAAGTTTATCAACGAACACCTAAAACCAGTTGCAGGTGGTAGTTCTATTGAAGCACATCAACATCAAATCGAAGCAGTCACTCACGCTATCAATAATAATCGATGTCTTCTTCTATCTCCAACAGGATCCGGTAAGAGCCTAATCATCTATGCACTGGTTCGGTACTACCTTGATATAATTCCACCGGACAAAAAAGTTCTGATCATTGTTCCTACAACATCTCTGGTTCGTCAGATGCTTTCTGATTTTGCTGAGTATTCATCCAATGACAAATGGAAGGCAGAAAAAAACTGCCACTGTGTATTTGCAGGTAAAGATAAATTGTCTAACAAAAGAGTAATCATCTCTACATGGCAAAGCATCTACAAACTTGGATATGAATATTTCTCTAACTTTCATGCTGCGTTCGGTGATGAATGCCACTTGTTTAAGTCGAAGTCTCTCACCACTCTAATGTCAAAATTATTAGAATGTCCATACAGAATAGGTACGACAGGAACCTTAGACGATTCACTCACACATAAACTTGTGATTGAAGGTTTGTTCGGTAGAGTGCAACATGTTACCACTACCAAGAAATTAATGAACAAGGATCTTCTGTCTAAACTAAAAATCGATTGTCTTCTTCTTAACTACCCAGAGAAGGTACGTCAAGAAAATAAAAAGATGAAATACCAAGACGAAATCGACTGGATCGTAACGAACGAAAACAGAAACAATTTTATATCCGATCTCAGTGTAAATCTAAAAGGCAATACACTTGTCCTGTTTCAGTATGTAGAGAAGCATGGTAAGCCTCTCTTTGAATCGATAAAGAAAAAAGCAGGAGACGGCAGAGATGTATTTTTTGTTTTTGGTGGAACCGATGTCGAACTCAGAGAAGAGATCAGAAAGATCACAGAAAAGAAAGATAATGCAATCATTGTTGCCTCTTACGGAACCTTCAGTACTGGTATCTCTATTAGAAGACTCCACAACATTATATTCGCATCACCGTCAAAGAGCAGGATTAGAATCCTACAAAGCATAGGTAGACAGTTGCGTAAATCCGAACATAAAGATGTGGCAAAATTATATGACATTGCAGATGATATACACTGGAAGTCGTACAAGAACCACACATTGAACCACTTTGAAAGAAGATTAAAAATTTATCAATCAGAGGGATTTGAATTCAACCAAATCTCCCTACATATAAAAGGGAATCAATTATGAATGATAAGACATTATATCGAATCATAAACCTTTCTAGCGGAGACAACCTAATTGCACAAGTCACTGAATCAGCGACAAAAGCAATTACCGTTTACAGACCTTTTCAAATGAAGGTCGTTACCCTTCTGGATGAAGGAGGACCGCTTTCGATGTCTTTTAGAAAAGAGGCATTGATATTCAGAAACTGGTTAGAATTTTCTACTGATGAGAAGGTTACAATTCCTAGAGACAAAGTAATTTCGATTACTCAGCCTAACGACATGGTAAGCAACCTATATGATCAGGAAAAAGAAAAAGAGGACAATCCGAAATTCATGGAAGATCTTCTAGAAAAATTAAAAAAGCATGACCTGAAAGAAGATCTGGAAGATGTTCTAGATGAAGCAGAAGAAGAACTGTCGATTTCTTTTGAAGACATAGATATAGATGAAGTAATAGATAATGTAACCGTAGAAATTGATCCGGAAGACATAAGAGATATCGTTCATCAGATGTTTGAAGATGCTAAAAATATTAGACCTTCAGAATCTGATTCTGAGGACGACACCGAAAGCGATCAAGATAATGATATGTTTGGTTGGTAATTAATACTATTCTATTAACCGGACAAAGAAATTATAACACTATTTTAAAAGTCGTCAAGAAAAACATTTGACTTTAGTGAAAAAAAGAGTATAATATAGTCATGAGTAAGAAAAAAAGTAAAAAAGATACGTCTACACATTATGTAAACAACAAAGAATTCTTTGAAGCAATGAAAGAATGGAAGGTTGTTGTTCGAGATCACGAAGAGGCAGGAGATGGTAAACCGCCTGTCACCGACTATATCGGTGAATGTTTTCTTAAGATTGCAGAACATCTTTCGTATCGACCTAACTTTATCAATTACCCATACAGAGAAGAGATGGTAGGCGATGGAATTGAAAATTGTTTAATGTATGCTACTAATTTTGATCCTGATAAGTCAGACAATCCGTTTTCATATTTTACTCAGATAATTTATTATGCTTTCCTTCGCCGAATACAGAAGGAAAAGAAACAAGACTATGTTAAGTATCGTTGTTTCGAAATTATGGATCAGAACGGAGTAATCCCTTCCGATTTTAAACAACAGATACAAGACAAGTATGATTCAGCAACAAATCCATATGCCAGTATGTTAAAACTTTCTGAATCTGATATAGAAAATTTTACCCCCAAGAAGAAGAAGAAGAAAGATAAAAGTAAAAATACTACGAATAATTTAGATTCTGTTCTTGAAGAGGAA